AGGTCATCGGTTCTTTTTATGAGGCTGAAAAGAAAGCAAATAAACAACCTTTAACTACTTCATTTATTGTTTCTAATTTAAAGCCCAATATTGCTTATTTTGTTGCAGGATATGCTGTTGACTGTACTTACCACTACCATGGAGATGGTATAAGAGCCTATAGTTCTGAATTTGGTAAAAAAGATGAACCCGGTACAAATGCATATCAGACTATAAAAGTTTCAGAACCCGGTGAATGCACCTTGCCGTCGGACTCCACAGGTTTATTAGATGGTGCGATGTATGCTTTTGACCTTTTTATTAATGGCGATGTTCATAATATTAAAATAAATGGGACATATGCTCCAACTTATGGTGAGCTTATTACTGAAATTAATAAGAGCTTAAAAACATTCGGAGATGCTGTTATTGTTTCTCCCGAACCACCCAATAGTAATACAATCTTTTGGGATACCACGGAATCAAAATTATATCTATTTGATGGGACTACATTTACAATCATAGACACCATTGTAGAAAATAAAGCGCCAGCAGATGTGCAAATTGGTGATTACTGGTACGATACAGCAAATAATATTTTACGCCGCAGGAATATACCTAATCCCTCAGGTTGGAATGTTGTCGATATAATTAATTATGGCGCAGTCGATCCGGAAAATCTATCATGTGATGATTATTGGTTTAACGGTACGCAAGGATATAGATGGTGTGATACGACTTGGTGCGAAAGGCCGACATATGTATCCACCGCGGATCCTTTAGCGGGTCCTGTAATATTATGCTGTTCATATTGGTATGATACTGATAACTTGACCTTATATAAGCGCAATGAAGCTAACGATACATGGGAAGAAGTATCCGCCATTTATTGGGATTTTGCGCCCAATAACTTACCCAATCAGACATATTGGTTTAATTTAACTGATAATACATTATATCAAATGATCGCGGGCTCTTGGTCAATGCAAACAGTGACCATTCAAGAAACTCCTCCATTTGCGGTAGATGGTAAATTATGGTATCAAGAATCCACAGAAACATTATATCGTTATGACATAGGCGCAACACAATGGGTGATTCAGTCTGTTCTTGTTTGGGCAGATGATCCATCCGACGTTGAAAGCTGTGAATTATGGTGGAATTCAACTAATGAACTCTTGTATACCTGGGATAGCGTACACGCGCAATGGGATGAAGTATCATTTATTCAATCTGACACGGATCCTACTTTACCTCCGTCTAATGTTGAAGTAGATGCGCTATGGTATGACACAGCAAATAGTTTACTATATTCATGGGATGGAAGCAATTGGATAATAGTAAAATTTGCTAATAATCCAACAGACCCGTTGATTGTCTCCATAGGTAATGCGCGAACGACTGAAGGAAAATGGTATATTTACGGAGTTCCAAATGTAAATGTCTGGAATGAAATAGACCCTATTGAATTTGATTCAGATCCTAATTTTTATCCTACAGGTACATATTGGTTCGACACATTAAACAATAGACTTTATGTGCGCAATGGATTGCTTTGGGTAAATGTCATATTTACTACCACAAACCCGTCTCCACAACGCAATACGAAATGGTATGATAGTTCTAATGATGTTCTTTATCAATGGATTGATTCACAATGGACAGAAATAGATCCAGAAGTTTATATAGAATTTGATGAGCAATGTAATCTTGTCTTTAAAACACTTAAAAAAGGAAGTAGTGCACGCGTTACTATTCTTAATCCTAATTTTAATGGTAAACCGGCAAGTTATGGCTCAGGTTATGCTGATGATGAGTCAGTAAATACCGCATTCCCTACTACAACTTGTGGATATTATGGTGGTAAGCCTCTTCCAGATACAGGTGTTTCGAGACAAGGATTTTTATTCAATAATATTATACCTGCACCCCAAATCCTGCCTTGTGTTATGGGTACGGACGGCGTATCAGGCACACCAAGTTATGCTGAGATAGGTATTGGTGATGATGGAACTCCTGATGAAAAACGCGAACTTGCTAGAAGTATACGTGAGCAGTTAGGCTACCCAAGTGTTGAAGTAGAATTGACTACACAACAACTTAACACAGCCATTGAACTTGCCATAGAGACACTCAGGCAAAAAAGTTCAGCAGCCTATAAAAAGAAGTTCTTTTTCATGGATATAAAACCAAGACAACAACATTATATCCTTACGAATAAAGCTGCGGGTTTTGATAAAATTGTTAATGTAATGGGGGCCTATCGTTTTACCTCTGCGTTTTTAAGCACTGCAGGAGGTTCAGGCGTTTACGGCCAGGTTGTTCTTCAACATTTATATAATATGGGAACATTTGATTTAGTTAGCTATCATTTGGTATCTCAATATATTGAACAGCTTGAACATTTATTCGCAACAAGATTGACATTTGTATTCGATGAGCATGAACGAAAATTAAGTTTCTTCGATTCATTTATCTATCCTGAAAGAGTAATTTTAGATGCTACAACGGAAAAGACTGTTCAAGAAATACTTGTTGATAGAATGACTAAACCATGGGTAGAAAAATGGGCATTGGCTGAATCGATGTATATGTTGGCGCAAATACGAGGCAAATACTCATCATTGCCTGGCGCCGGCGGGGGAATATCATTAAACGCATCAGATTTATACCAACAAGCAATGGATTTGAAGAATACGTTATTGCAAGAAATAGATGATTTCATCGCTAACGATCCAGAAAGTTTAGGAATAGGTTCAACATTTATAATAGGATAATGTTAATGGAAGATCGAAAAATAATCATTTACTATATTTCTAAACGTATTAATAAAGAGCTTTTTTATTTACACGATGTGGATAATAAAAATAGTGCAACACCAGGTGCTATGTGGACGAGGGAAGTTGATAGAGGTTTGATGTTTTACGACCAGCGCAATGCGCAAATGTTTATTGCTAAGTATTTGCGAAATCGCAACGATCTTTTCATATATCAAACTTTACAAATATTATGAGTTGATTGGAGATATAAAAAAAATGAAAGTAAAAGAATTACTATCAAGCGTAAAAACACATACGCCTTCGCAAATAGCTAAAAAACACGGTGTTTCTGTTGAGAAAATCCTTCAACAATTAAAAATGGGTATTGATGTTGAGAAAGAGCATACAAAAGATGCACGTTTATCCATGGAAATAGCTCTCGACCATTTATTAGAATTGCCGGATTATTATACAAGATTAAAAAAGATGGAACAGGACGCAGAGGAAAATGGTGAAGTGATACCTTCTTCTAAATTTGAACAACGATTAAGAACAAAAAGGGGTCTCCTTTATAATCCAGATATAGCCGATACAGCGGCCGAATTAAGAAAAAAAGGTTTCGTTAGTTTTGAGGCAAAACCAACCGATAAAAATAAGCCTGAAAAATCATGGCAAATATGGGGTGTTTTGAAAAATGGTGAGCAAAAAGTAATTAGCACAACTACTAAAGAACTTGCGCGTGCTTTAGCAGCAGCATATTCAGCAGGGGGATATAGCAAACACCATATTCAAAAAGTAACTTTGGGGAGAGATTAATGGCCGATGTATGTAAAGGAACATATGGTCCTGTATATACAGAAGACGATACCGCACAGACCCCGTGCGTGCAACGTCCTGGAACAGACAAGTATTGTCCACCAAAGCCAGCCGATTTAACATGTAAGCCTTTTCAACTTACTGAAAATCGCGACGCATGCCTTATAGATGGCCTTGTAAATGAACACTTAAACATAGGTGGAGCTAATCTAAATGTTTTCAAATTACTAGGCGTTCATGAACAGGGGAAATTAGTTGACGTTACTGGCAAGGGAAATGCCATTGCCAATGGTTCTTTACCGAATTTTCCGGCATCAAACGCCTTTGATATCTATAACACCGAATGGCGCAGTATCCAAAAAGGTGAAGCTATAATAGCATCATCTTATTTGGGATATGATTTTGGTGAAATAAAAACCAATGATGAAAGCCGTCGCATGTATGGTATAGAGGCGAGTGTGCGTAAACATATTACGGCTATTGCTCTTAAGCAATCAAACTATTCTAAAAATCGCATTACTAAAGCGAGATTTGAACGTAGTGAAGACGGTAAGAAGTGGTATGGCGTACAGTCAATAATATTACCTGATGATAATTGTCTGAACACATTCCTTATTAAGGATAGTGTTCCGTCTAGGTATTGGAGGCTCCGCCCGTTAGAATTTAACGGTGGTTCTGGTGATTATTGGGCAATACAAGCCTTTCAAATGTTCCATGATTATATTGCAACTAACATTGATAACATACAAGACAAGGTTTTCATGGAAAACCGCGATAGAGATTATAGTTCTGAATCCTTTTTATTGAAAGGTTCTTATGACTTATTAGAATCAGCGACAGAATTATCAAGATTTGGCATTGATATGTCTAATCAAGCATATAATATTGTTATAAACTTCTCTGCTTGTGTTGCCATCCTTGGTCGCCCTCTTATTATTGGAGATATCATGGAACTTCCTAGTGAAGCGATGTATACACCACAAATGGAATTGGTTAAAAAGTGGTTAGAAATCACGGATGTAAGCTGGTCTTCATCGGGGTATACACCTAGCTGGCAGCCCACATTATTGAGAATAACTGCGCAACCAGCATTTGTATCGCAAGAAACACAAGATATTTTTGGTGATTTAGCAGAAAATGAAGTCCAAAATCAACTTGGTCTAATGGACCAATATGATGGGAATAGTAAAATTTATCAAGATTTATTTGATATTAGCGATACTATTATCGCAGAAGCAAAAAATGATGTCCCCGAAGCAGGTCGTGAAGGCTCTTCAGCGGTTAGACAATGGGAAGAAGAAGAACTTGCAGCCGCCGCAGAACAAGGGTTATCAAGCCTCGGAAAAACCGGTCATCGTCCAACCGAATTATATGTTGAAGATGCCATGCCTCCAAATAATGCTCCATTTACTGAGGGTGAACATTTTCCACCAAATCCACAACATGGCGATTATCATAGAGTGGTATACACTGGGTTATCTAAAGATGTTCCAGCCCGCCTTTATCGTTATTCGGTGGCGAAGGGCCGCTGGGTATTTTTAGAAAAAGATAAGAGAGCTGAACATAATCCCGCCAAGCCCACATTAGAAGAGTATTTAATAAGTAAAACACGTGTTCCGCATACAGATATTTCTAAGGAGAGGCCGTAATGTCAGTATTCCGTGAATATTATTATAATAAACAAATACGCAATTATGTAAAACAATTTATGGCTGTCTTTGCAGGAATGAGAGTTCAAGTTGGATGGAACGAGGATAAAGAACCACGTCTTATTTCCATACCCATCGCTTTCGCCAGCCGCGACCGCGTAGTGGCGCATCTCTTGACAGATAATACCCAGACAAAACCGCTGCGTTTGCCGATGTTTAGTGCCTCGCTATCTGGCGTTGAAATGGCGCCTGAATTAAGGAAGGGCATTAGCACTGAGCGCCGTAAGACATATATGCCAACAGGTGGGTTATTTCCAGATGATTTTAAAGTAGTACAGCAACGCATGCCTGTACCATACCGGGCAACTATGGATTTACATATGTTTACAAGTAATCAAGACCAACATATGCAAATTCTTGAACAAATTCTAATGCTCTTCGATCCAATTTTACAAATACAGACATCAGATGATATGTTTGATTGGACGCAAATTACTACAATTGAATTAACAGGAGTAAATTTAGAAGAAGTTGTACCTATTGCGGCAGACCGACGAATTATTCAAACCACTTTGAATTTTAATTTCCCGATTTATATTTCAGCACCTGCGGATGTCCATGACAAATATGTTCGTGATATTTATGTTCGCGTTGGCGCTGTTAGTCAAGCGGCTGATACATCAGAAGAAATTATCGCAGAACTTGATGCGCAAGGAATTCCGTACGACTTATATTTCACCCTTGATGATATAGTATTGCCTAACGATTAGCAATACATTTATTACTACAATAAGTGGGAAAGGTGTTTCTAAATTGACCTGTTGTTCGCATTTTTACTATTTTACCACAAGTAGCACATGTAGGTTGTTCGATAATTCCCCGAATAATGCACTGTATCCTTGCCCTTAAATTAGCATTATACTGTAAAAAACAAGTCTGTTCTATTACTTTTTGCCAAAGTAATGGATGCTTTTTTAAATTAGTTATACCGCGCGTAGTAATCCCATCATTCGAAATTATACCACGTTCTCTTAATAGACGTAAAAGTTGTCCGTTATTCATAATGCGGTGCCCTTAATCTTTACATACATTTTATACATGAGAATAAATATATGTATAGTTATTAAAAAAGGAGGTTATAACCATGCCAACACTAGTATCTCCCGGCGTATCCGTGACAGTTACAGACGAATCATTCTTTATTCCTGTCTCTGCGCCTACAGTGCCGTTATTCTTTATTGCAACCGCAGATGAAAAGATTCAACCCGACGGCGTATCACCCGCAGAAGGAACATATGAATACGATGTAGTGCGAACAGTTACTTCGTTGAAGCAAAGTCTTCAGCTTTATGGTGTTCCGCGATTCCTCGAAGATGCGGGAACAGGCGAACAATACCACGGCGATGCGCGCAACGAATACGGAGTATTTGCTTTAAATCAGTTCTTAGGAATTGGTAATCGTGGGTATGTTATTCGCGCAAATGTTAACTTAAATGATAATTTCGACGATGTTCAAACATTATGGGAAAATAAAATGCTTGAATCGAAGGTCGTTCTTGAAAATCTAATTAATCAATATATCAATGAATATAATACAGAAAATGGTTTAATCCCAAGTGACCCCGGTTATAAGCAAACGGTCACCCCAAGCGAATATATCTCACTTGCCAATGAAGCCACACAGGATATTTGGGATTCTTATACTTTTAGAAATATTGAATCAGAGTTCATGGATGACCAGAGCGCATCCCCATTCGCTGTTTTCGCTGATGGATTCGACCAGCCGCAAACCGGTGATTATTTTGGATTAACATACGTTGCTACAAATATCAGTACATTTCCTGGATATCCCGGTGGCGATACAGTTACAGACGAATTCACAGCACAAGAAGGTGGTGATTTGTTATTATCCCTTGCTGATGACTTCAAATTTACGTCTCAATTCAAGACAAAAACGAGTCTTGGCGCAAATGATGCTGCGCGTCGTGTCGCGATTACAACAGCATTACAAGCGTCTATCAATAGCAATACAGAAGTGCGTTCCGAGAACTTCGATTACAACTTAGTTCTTTGCCCTGGTTATCCAGAAGTTGTAGACGAACTACTTAATTTAGTCGTTGATATCCGCGAAGAAGCGTTAGTTATTGCAGACACGCCTGTTGATCGCGCACCTGATGGTATTACAAATTCCGCAACCGGATGGGCGCAGACAACCGCGCGTCAACGTAGTGTCAACGTTGCGTATTATTATCCGTGGGGATTAGCATCAAATCTTGATGGCAAAAATGTTGTTGTTGCTCCGAGCGGCATTGCACTTCGAACTTACACATATAGTGATGATGTGTCGTATTTGTGGTTTGCCCCTGCTGGTCTTCGTCGTGGTATCATTACCGGAGTCACAGGACTTGGATACGTTACAGGACAACTCGGCGGCCCGACGACTTTCGTTGAAGTAAACCTCAATCAAGGTCAGCGTGATGCAATGTATCAATATGCACCGAGTGGTGATGTTAACCCGCTAGTATTCTTCCCCGGCAATGGCTTTGTTGTCTGGGGTCAGAAAACCTCCGCATCAGCCGCAAGTGCTATGGACCGCGTCAATGTTTCACGCTTGGTCAAGTATATTAAGCGTCAACTCCGCCGTAATACCTTAAGCTTTGTCTTCGAGCCCAATGACAAATTAACGCGAGATAATTTGAAGGCAGTAGTAGATAACTTCTTAAGTGATTTGATTGTTAAGCGCGGTCTTTATGACTTCGCAACTGTCTGTGATGAGAGCAACAATACGCCGGATAGGATTGATAGAAACGAGTTGTATATAGATGTGGCGATTAAGCCTGTCAAAGCGGCAGAATTTATCTACATCCCAATCCGCATTGTATCAACAGGTGCGCAGATATAATTTGCGTTGAAAACGCCTCCGAACATATTATATAATATGTTCGGAGGATAATGTCTATGGTTAAATGCTCGCTGTGCAACAAGGAGATGCATTCTATTACGTGGAAGCATCTCTTGACGCACGGATATACCCTCGCCCAGTATCGCAAAGAATTCCCCAATAGTCCAACAAGAACATTTGAGTCTATTTTACGAAAAAAAGAAGGCGCGAAGCGTGCGAATGAACGGCGTCGCGGCATCCCTCGCTCTGATATAATCAAAGAAAAAATCAGAGCAACAAAGGCAAATAATCCACAACCTGCTTGGAACAAAGATGTGCCAATAACAAAAACGCAGAAATATAAGCAATCAAATACTATGAAAAAGAAGTTTGAATCTGGGGAGCTTGTACATTGGAACAAAGGTAATACAATTTCAGACGAGATACGCCAAAAAATCAGTAGGACATTGTCCGCCAAACAACAACACTTTTCTCAAAAAAGCAAAGAAAGACGAGAAAAAACCATTCAAGAAAAAATTAAAAACGGATGGATACATCAATCGACGCGCAGAAAGGGCGTACCTATTACTCTTTCTGATGATGCGAAAAAACGAATAGCAGCTGCGTCTTTACGTGCAAATTACGAACGCAAACGTCACGGACTTATGAGACTCTACGAACATCTTCATCAATATAACTTATGCATTGTTGGGATTGATCAAGATAATTATAATATTACACTTGAATGTAATACATGCGGCCATAAGTTTACACGAACCTCCAGTGTTTTAACACCTTATAGGTATCATATATATCAAGGTCAATATTGCCCTGTCTGCTTTCCACCTGAGCGCGGATATTTTTCCTCCGCTTTCTTTGAAAAATACCCGGAGAAACGCGATCATCCAGCAATTTTTTATTTTGCGATATTATCTTCAGAAGATGAAATATTTTTAAAAATAGGTATCACAACGCGCACGGCACATATGCGATTACTCGGTGAACCATATGTGCATGAAATAATACTTGAATTACGAACCACACTCTTCGAGGCGTATAAACTAGAACAACAAATATTATCATCATTTGATAGGTATCAACCAAAAAAAGAATTCGGGGGCATGACAGAATGCTTGAATTTGCGAGACTGCGATTCAATTTTAGAATCCATTGATAATACTGCCGCGGCGTTAAATATACCAATTCATGTCGCATCCGTAGACACACAAATATAATATAACGTAAAAAGTCTAATATGAGACTTTTGATTTTTTAGCTCTTCTAAAGCACCAACTGATAAATATTAGGAAATAAAATAATACGGAGTTTAATATGGCAACAATTAATGACATGGGTGTCCCTGAAGTAGGTACTGGTATTTTACAGCCTAAATTGAAGCACAAATGGCGTGTTACATTTGCAAACTTGGGTGGTGGTGTCGATTCACAGCCTCTCAGTTTCCAAGCAACTGCAATATCAAGACCAAATTTGTCATTCCAAGAAGTCGAATTACATCGTTATAATTCTAAATCGTGGATTGGAAGTAAACATACATGGGAAACATGTTCAATAACTGTTGAAGATGATGTCACCGGAACTGCAACACAGATTATTCAAGAACAAATGCAGAAGCAACAATGGTTGATAGGTGCAGAAGGTCCGTGGCTCGGCTCTGCTGGTGAGGGCTCACTTTATAAATTCGTAACGTATCTTGACATGTTAGACGGACGTGAACAAGTTATTGAGCAATGGACATTAGAAGGCTGCTGGATTCAAGCATGTAATTGGAATGAACTTGATTATTCAAACGGAGAACAAGTGACTATCTCTCTCACAATACGTTTTGATCATGCGCGTCAACAGGTCGGCGGATATAATCAGGGCGAAGGAGTTGCCACGGGTGGTGCAGGACGCATCAACGCCTAAAAGACGTACAAGGAAGGTGCGCCCAAGGATGGCGTATATGGAAGTACAAAGAGGGGCCGCGGCCCCTCTTTTTTTTATAGCGGCGCAAAGAAATAAATATATTCATGGCAACAGACCCAAGAGCACGCGCAATATTAAATTATAATACGACACAAACATTTGCTGTCAAGCAATGTTATGGCTCAGG